AACGAGCATGGACGGTGATTTCGATACCGGAAATGTTCGCTACAAGGCTCGCGAGCGGTACAGCTTTGGTGTCTCCGATCCCCTTGGGATCTGGGGTTCACCCGGAGCGTAGTGAGTAGTGGGTGGGGACGGTCCTATACTGGGATCGTTCCCGCCCCCTTCTTTTTTCCTGACTACCGATAAGCGGTAGACACTAGCCACGACAGGGAGAAACCAATGGCTAATACAACTTTTTCAGGACCAGTACGATCAGAGAACGGATTCCAGTCCGTTGATAAGGGCAGTTCAACTGGTGCTTATACCACCAGAGTCGTTCTAGGAGGGGGTGTTGGACACGCTTCAGGCGTTACAGTCAACACCTCTGCGGGCGATAGTCCAGCTATCGGTGAGTTTACACAGCCAGCCAACACCGTCCTCACCAACATCTCCATTGTCTGTGTCACGGCTCCGGTTATCGGAACGGGAGACATTGGGTTTGAGGTTGGAACATCAAGTTCCGGTGCCCAGATTGTTGCGGCGGTCACGGATCAGATTCTAGATGGTGGCACGACAGTTGTGGTGGGTAATGTCGTAAAGCTCACGTTGATAAGTGGAACGGAGAGTGGCACCACTGCTCCCGCGTCGGTCGTGTATGCTGGTTCCGAACGGACGGTTTACTGCAATATCACTAATACCGTAGATGCTACCACTGCGGGATCGTTCACGTTCATTATTGAATATGTTACGACTGCATCGCTGTCTTAACATGACGAACTGAGATAGACCGCCCATCTAAATGGGTGGGCGGTTCTTATCTCCTATTGCAAGCGGGGCAGGAGTCCTGTCCTTGCGGGGAGAGTTAGATGGCTGACGCAGTAACGTCCCAAACGATCCAAGACGGCGACCGTATCGCTGTTTTGAAGTTCACCAATATCTCCGATGGTAGTGGTGAAGCCGCAGTTAAGAAGGTCGATGTCTCTGCTCTCCAAGCCGAATCCGGCACCGGAAGAGCCTGCGACGGAGTAACAATCCAGCAGATGTGGTATGACTGCTCCGGTATGACCGTGGACATACTCTGGGATGCCAGCACGGACGCTCTCTGTTGGACGCTCAGTGGGTACGGCTTCTACGATTTCCGACAGGCTGGGCCGCTCACGAATAATGCATCCAGCCCAACCGGGGATGTTATGTTCACCACTACGGGTCATGCAAGCGGTGATCGTTATACCGTGATGCTGGCCGTAAGGAAGAGCTACTAATGGCTAAAAAAAGTACCGATAAGGAGAATGCTTCCTTTCCAGAGTACAATGAGGTTGTAAAGAAAAAGGCGGCGATTGATCATAATTGGGGTTATTACAGCAGATTAGCTGAAAATTATCCTGATCATAAGGAAGAGGTAGCCCATACTAGTCATATTGCCTTGGAGTATCCCAACTGGAAGGCGTTTTAGAAATGCCTTTTAAGAGCGAGGAACAGAGGAAGTGGATGCACGCCAACGAACCTGAGATGGCGGAAAGGTGGGAACAAGAAAGGGCGTATGGTGGACTCGTTAAAAAAGCGATTACTAACGAGTTTTCCAAACAAGGTTCTTTGCAGGATTTTGCGGAAATGAGAAGTGGTGGCTTGATCGGCAATGGATCTCTGACGCCTGGAAAGGTTGTCGAGTTTAAGAAGAACTGTAAAGACAAATTTGGGGATAAGTGATGGCTACCTCTGGAACCTCTACATTCAACCTCGAAATTTCAGAGGTGATCGAAGAGGCATTTGAGAGATGTGGTCTTCAGTCCCATACAGGCTACGACATTGAGACGGCTCGTAGGTCTCTCAACCTCTTGAGCCTTGAGTGGGTGAATCGCGGCCTCAACTTCTGGACTGTCGAGCAGGGCACCAAAACTTTGACGGCAGGAACTTCCACGGTCACCATGGATTCGGATACCGTTGATTTGATTCAGTATTGGATTCGTGATGGATCTGGTACTACACAAAGCGATTTACCGCTCTCGCGGTTCAGTGTATCTCAGTATTCCACGATCCCGAACAAACTCACCGAAGGGCGTCCCGTAAATTTGTACATCGACAAGCAACGTGATGCTCCGGTTGTTTATTTTTGGCCCACGCCTAGTGAAGCTTACACGTTTGTTTATCAGCAAATACGGCGTATTGAGGATACGGGTGCCGTGGGGTCTACTGATCCAGATGTGCCCGCCCGTTTCCTCCCGGCATTGGTATCTGGTCTCGCCTATATGATATCGCAGAAGTACCCGGAAGCGTTCGTGCGCTCTCCCGAACTTAAAGCTGAATACGAATTTCAGTGGCAACTGGCGGAACAGGAAGATCGTGACAGAGCGTCTGTTCACTTTGTTCCAGGGGGCTATAGCTGATGGCTAAGTTCGCCAAAGGTAAATATGCGTTCGGGTTCTGCGACCGTACTGGATTTCGCTATAAGCACAAAGATCTTGTGCCCCAGATTAAGGCTGGTCGTATGACGGGTCTTATGGTAGGCAGGAATATGCTAGATCAAGATCAGCCGCAGAACTTTTTAGGTAGGCTTGGTGATTATGCTGACCCACAGGCAATCAGAAATCCACGTCCTGATTTGTCACAAGATACCAGTAGAAAATTGTTCGCGTTCGATCCCGTAGGAAACGGGGGCGCAGATGGATCGGGCAACATTATGGCGCATGGGCAGGTGGGGATAGTGACGGTGACTACATGACCTACGCTGAACTAACTGCTGCGATCAAAGATTATTGCGATAACACTGAATCAGCTTTTGTTGCGGCAATCCCCACGTTTATCAAGCAGGCTGAACAGCGCATCTATCGCTCAGTCAACCTGCCCGTTAATCGGAAAAATGTTGCTGGCACGATCACCGATGGCAACCAATATCTGTCGATGCCCACGGACTTTCTGTTTCCGTTGTCGCTATCCCTAACAAGCTCCAGCAATCAAATCTTTTTGTTGAACAAAGACGCGAACTTCATCAGATCGACGTATCCCAATGTGTCCACGGAAGGTGTCCCTAAGTACTACGGTATTTTTGACAGCGACACATTTATCATTGGCCCCACGCCTAACGCTGATTTCACCACGGAACTTCACTACTACTATCAGCCAGCCTCAATTGTTGATACGAGCCCTTCGTGGCTGGGCACCAATGCGGATACCGTCTTGCTTTATGGTTCTCTGGTGGAAGCGTACACCTACATGAAGGGTGATGCGGACATGATGCAGTTGTATCAGCAGCGGTATCAGGAAGCACTAGATCTTCTGCGGATGCAGGCAGAAGGCCGTATGACTGTCGATGAGTACAGGAACGGCACAATCAGGATGGCTGTTAACTGATGTTTATCGGGGAAGTGGGTGATGTCAGCGTCATCACGACCAACGACACCACCCTTGGCCCGGATCATTGGGCGAAACGGGCATCCGATCAGGTCATGTCTGTAGGTAAGGACGCACATCCGCTGATAGCGGAGCAGGCATTAGAGTTCAAAAAGTTTATTTATGATGCCGTAAATTATTATATGCACGAAGCAATCAAGGAAGATCGTTCTAGAATCGTTACTCTGTTGCGTTCAGCAGACCATAACGATCTGGCTAACTCCGTGGAGAAGTTGTAATGGCTATTACACAGGCGATGTGTACGTCTTTCAAGAAGGAATTGCTGGAAGCGAAGCACAATTTCCTTAATTCTGGTGGGAATACCTTCAAGATTGCGCTTTATACAAGCAGTGCGACCATGAGCGCATCTACTACAGCGTATGCCACGACCAACGAAATCAGTGGCACGAACTATACCGCCAAGGGAAACACGCTTACGCGAGTGGACCCCTCCAGTAGTGGTACTACTGCCCTTACGGACTTTGCAGATACCGCATGGAGTACCGCGACGTTTACGGCTAGGGGTGCATTGATCTTCAATGAGGATACCACTGGTGATACGTCTGTCCTCGTTCTGGACTTTGGTGCGGACAAGACTGCGACCGCTGGTACGTTCACGATTGCTTTTCCTGCGGCAGATGCGAGTAACGCGATTATTCGTATAGCGTAGCATGGCAAATGTAACTGGTTGGGGCCGTTCTACTTGGGGTTCCGGTACTTGGGGTAGTCCGGTACCAGTTGAAGTAACTGGAGTAGTGGGAACAGGCGCGGTCAGTTCAGTTACAGCGACTGGCGGTACCGGGGTTTCCGTAAGTGTCACCGGAGTAGCGGGCACAGGTAGTGTAGGAAGCGTCACGGTAACAGGTACGTCGAATGTTACGGCGGCGGGTTCGGCGGGGACGGGTGCAGTTGGCTCCGTAACGGTAACAGGTGATGGAAGTGTTTCGGTAACAGGATTGGCCGGAACAGCCGCAGTTGGTTCGGTATCGGTAACGGCTGATGCAAATGTTACCCCAACCGGGATCGCGGCGACAGGTGGTGTAGGTTCGGTAACGGTAGCAGGAGATGGAAGTGTAACCGTCACCGGAGTAGCGGGAACGGGTGCGGTAGGAAGCGTTACGACGAGCGTTAGTCAGAATATCGAAGTAACGGGTGTGGTGGGAACAACGGGAATAACTGGAGTCAATGTATGGAGCATCATAGATGATTCTCAGACACCAGATTGGGGAGCGATAGATGACGCACAAACACCGGGATGGTCGGAGGTGCCGGATTCACAGACACCGGGGTGGGCTGCTGTAGATGACGCACAAACACCGGGATGGTCTGGGGTATCCGATTCGCAAACGCCTGATTGGGAAGTTGTGC